CAAGGGCGCCCCGACTCCGTACGAAATGGTCGAGATGTGGGAGTCGCTGCTCAACGATTACGACCTTGCCGTGTCGTTCCTCGTACAGGAAGGCGTTGCCAGCCCGACCGACACCCAGATTTACAACAAGATGATGTCGACCGTGTTGATCGCGGTGACGTCCTACAGCGGCGACTTCTCGCAGTTCCGCCGCGAGGCCTACATCTCCAACCGGATGACGTGATGGGCTTTCTCGATTCCATCCTGTCGAAGTTCCGGTCCGCGCCTGTCGACCGATACGAAGGCGCCGGCAACAGCCTGCGGCGTTCCTACCTCGACACGTCCTACACGTCCGCCCGGTTTGACGTGTCGTCTTGGACTCGGCAGGCGATTGTTCGAAAGTCGCGATTCTTTGAGCAGAACAACGCGGTGATGAACCGCCTGGGCGACCTTTTCGAGTCCTACACGGTCGGGAGCAACTTCTCGGTTCAGCCTGCCTCGTCGGATCCCGCTTGGAACCTGCGAGCCAAGAAGTGGTGGGACGTCTGGTGCCGGTATCCCGACATCGGCTCCAGGCAGTCTTTCGGGACTCTGATGTCGCTGGCGGCACGCGGCTGGTTCTACGACGGCGAGTCGTTCCTTCTGCTGACCAAGGGCGAATCTGGGCGTCCGCGCCTGCAACTCGTTGAGCCGCAGCAAATCTCGACGCCGACCGGGCAGGAAAACGCTGCCGACATCTTCGACGGCGTCCGGTTTGACCAGCGGACCGGCCGGGCTCTGACCTACTACGTCGGGCAGGAGCAGAAGCAGGGCGAGTTGACCGACATCCGCCCGATCTCGGCCGACTCAATCGTTCACATTTACGAGGCCCAGCGCGCAAACCAACTGCGCGGCCTGCCGTTTGTGGCGCCGGTCATCAACGACCTGCACGATCTCGACGACCTCCAGAAGCTGGAGATGGAATCCTGCAAGCTGGCGTCCAGCGTTGCCCAGGTGGTCAAGACGTCGTCCGGCGAGGTGCAGGCAACCAGCCTCCGGTCAGGCGTTGGAGGGTCTCAGGGGAGCGCCCAGACCTACTACGAGAACGTCTTCGGCGCCCAGGTCAAGGTGCTGAAGTCCGGCGACGAGTTCGAACAGTTCATGTCTGACAGGCCGTCGGTCAACATGCGCGACTACTGGCGCCAGTTGACCGAAAAGGTCTGCGCCGGTGTCGGGATCCCATACGTCTTGGTCTATCCCGAGTCGATGCAGGGCACGGTCTACCGCGGGGCCTTGGATATGTCGGCGGTCTGGTTCCGCGCTCGTCATGCGGTCATGGCGTCCGCCGCCCGCCGGATCTGGGAATACGTGATGGAATACGCCATCCGCGTGGATCCGACGCTCAAGGATTCGCCGGACGACTGGTACGAGGTGGCCATCCAAGCGCCCCGTGCTCCCAACGTGGACGTCGGCCGAAATTCCGCCGCCCAGCTTGCCGAGCTGGAGGCCGGCGTCACGACTTACGACGAAGTCTATGGCGCCCGCGGCATCGACTGGCGGTCGGCGCTGGAGGCCAAGGCGCAGCAGGCCAAGTTCATCCATGAGCTTGCCGAGAAGTACGATGTCGATGTCTCGGAAATCAGCCGAGCCCAGAAGCTCCCGATTGCCCCGGAGCCGGCCGAAGCCGAGGAGGTCGAGGTCGAGGAACCCGAGGACATGATGCCCCCGACCCCTGCGCCTACTGCCTCGGTTGCGAAACCAAAACGGAACCGGAGAAAGAAGAAATGACCAAGGTGAACAACTGGCTGTCCTACAGCCCGCGAGCCGCTGCCAACGAGCCGGCCAACATCCAAATCTTCGACCAGATCGGCGAAGACTGGTTCAGCAATTCCGGCGTCACGGCAAAGTCGTTTGCAGAAACCCTGCAAGCGGTCGGGCCCGGTCCGCTCAACGTCGAGATCAACAGCCCGGGCGGCAACGTCTGGGACGGCTTGGCCATTTACAATATGCTGCGCGGTCGGCAGGCCCCGGTGACCACCAAGGTTGTCGGCGTTGCGGCTTCCATCGCTTCGATCATCGCGCTGGCTGGCGACACCGTGGAAATCGCGGACGCCGCCTTGATGATGATTCACGACCCGTCCGGTCTTGCGGCCGGCACGTCCGAGGACATGAGGAAGATGGCCGACGCTCTCGACCAGCACGCGGCCATCCTCGCCGGAGTCTACGAAAAGAAAACCGGCAAGACCGCATCGGCGATCCGTGCGGCCATGAAGGCGGAAACGTGGTTCACGTCCGCCGAGGCAATCGACTTTGGCTTGGCTGATTCGATCACCGAAAAGCAGCCCGCCATGCAGGCCAACGCCGCCCGCGCATGGGTGAGTGCGGCTCTCTCCAAACTTTCGACCGGCAGCACCAACGCTGTCGCCGATGGCGCGAACACCGCGCCGACATCACAGACACCACACAACATGGAAACCAAGACCCCTGATCCCGTGGTGCCGGCTGCTCCCGCTGCGCCGGCCCCTGCCGCCCCTGCCGCCATCGACATCGAGGCCATCGTCGCAAAGGCCGTCGCCGCCGCCATCTCGGCCAAGGCTCCGACCGCCGCGCCGGCCCCCGAGCCGATTGCGCCGCGCATCGAGAACATCGGCAACCCTCTGATCGAGGCCCACCGAAAGATGCAGGCCGGCGCCGAGCGTCGCGACTTCCTCGTCAAGAACCACGCGGAGCTTCTGCGGCAGGCTTCGATCCACGCGCCGCAGAACGCCAACACGTTCACCTCCACGCTGGTGGTCGACTATCTGGCCGACGCGCTTATCACCGTTGCCCCGACCCGGCTGGCTCTGGTCAACGCCTTCAGCCGCAACGTCGGCCTGGACAACCTGCGCCCGCTGGCCGTTGTCCGCGTCAAGCGGTACACCACCGGCACCGCCGCCCAGACGAATCCCACCAACTGGGAGACAAACAACGACTCGCAGCTCGCCGCCACTTCGGTGACGGTCGATCAGATCAGCAAAAACTTCACGGTGACCCAGCAGGAGCTCAACCAGGGCTTCAGCCTCGCCGACCTCGCCGCCGGTTCCGCCGACCTGTTCGCCTACGGCATCAGCGACAAGCTGACCGCCATCATGACCGCCGCCAATTTCGGCACGGCCATCACGATTGGCACCGCGGCCAACTTCGACTCCAGCGACCTGCCGGCGATCCTCGCGGCCGCGAAGAACTACCGCTCCAAGAACCTGATCCTCGACGGTGGCCACATCGCCAGGATCCAGTTTTCCGGTCTCACCACCGCCGCTGCCGGCACCGTGGCGATGCCCGACAGCCGATACGGCCCGCTCAACAACGGTCGCTTCGGCTTCGACGTCATCGCCGAGAACAACCGCTGGACCGGCGCCGAGACCAACGCGGCCGGCTTCGTCTGCGGCCCTGACGCCATCGCCATCGCCGCGGGCCTCCCGGTTGGAATGGTTGCCGGTGAGTTCATCGAGCAGCGCGCCGTGACGACCTCCAACGGTCTGTCCGCCTTGCTTTCGGTCTGGTACAGCCGCGCCACCCGCTCCCACATGGCGTCCTACGACATCATGTTCGGCGCCGCCACCGGCGACACCACGCAGGCCGAGGTCCTCATCACCGCCTAATCAACATGAGGCTCGCAACCACCATCTCCGTGGACAAGAACGGCAAGTCTAAGCTCGTGTCTGGTCCCGAGGTTGGCGCGGATCTCCAACGCGACAACTTCAACACGGCGAACGTTCCCGAGGGAGGCAAGCTTGTCCTGTTCATTCAGGGAGCCCTGGCACCGAAGATCCGCAAAGGATAGCAGTCAAACCCGGGGGCCTCGGCAATCCGGCCGGGGCCCCCTCATCCGAAAAACAACATGGCGCTGCAATCAGACATCTCGACCGAATACTCGATGGGCCGGCACGGCAGTTTCGTCACGTCGTCGACCTCGACCCAGACCGGCAATTACGCCGCAATCGAATGCGTGGTCCCGACCGCGTTTGTATCGGTCACCGGAGAAAACATGAGTGGCTATGGGCCGTCCGTGACGTTCCCGGCCGGGTTTCAGATCCGGGGCATCATCTCCGCGTTTCAGATCGCCAGCGGCACCGTTCAGGTGACACTCGCCCGCTCGTAACATGAGGTCAGCAATCGGCATTGGGATCAACAGGGAACGGATCGCCGACAGCGGCGGTCTCGACCTGCCAATCATGCGCCGAGACCTGTTGCAACAGGACGACTTTTTCGTGTTCCAAGAGGACAACTCCAAGATCGTCCTCAGCCTTGGAACCTACGACCGGATTGCCACCGAGCAGGGCACCGACCTTTTACTGATGGAAGACAACTCAAAGTTCACACTCACCGTTTACTGACCTATGCCCGACGCAAAAATCACGGCCTTAACGGCTATCTCTGTCATCGACCCCGCTGTCGATCCGCTGCCCATCGTCGACGTGTCGGACACCGCCATGGCGGCTTCCGGCACGACGAAGAAAATCACGATCAACCAGCTCCTCGGCGCATCCGGCACCGCCACGCTGGCCTCCGCCACCATCAGCGGCGACCTGACGGTGGATACCAGCACCCTGAAGGTGGACAGCGCGAACAATCGGGTGGGTTTTGGGACAGCGAGTCCTGCTGCTGGAGCCACCACCAGCACTGTTGGAACCACCAGTGTCAGCGCGAGTGATTACACGGGTTCGTCAACTTGGGCTGCTCGGTTTCAAGCTGCTGCCAATAATCAGCCATCTGGAGTTTTCCTTTCAGGTCTTACTTCTGGCGGAAATGTTGTCCCCGGCAGTCTCCACGTTGAGCCGGTTGCGGCTTCTAGTCGTTCCGCGCTGATTGCAACGTATGCTGCCGATTCTGCTGTTGGTTATTTTGCCATCAATAGGTTCAGCCCTTCTGCTGGAACGACGACGCAGCATTTCAAAATTGCTGATGACGGCGTAGCCACATGGTCCAACGTCGGCGGAGTCGCTGGCACCGCCATGACCCTGAACTCCACGGGGCTGGGCGTGGGGGTTACGCCTAACCGAAAGCTGCACATTGGAGGCACCGGAAATCAGGTTCTGCGCGTTGAGACTATCACCTCTGGCGACCCGTCGATCAACCTGCTTGCGTCTGGTGTCAATGACGCGGTTATTGCGTATGATCGCACCAACAACTACCTGCGGTTCGATGTAAGTGCGGCTACCGGAGCATTTATCATTGGGCCTACCGGCAACGTCGGCGTGGGGGTTGGAACTTTCGGAACTTCTGCTGCCAAGGTTCTTGGTCTTGCAAACGCTACAGCTCCCACTACTTCACCCGCTGGAATGGGCCAGCTCTACGTCGAAGCCGGTGCGCTGAAGTACCGTGGAAGCTCCGGCACCGTCACCACCATCGCCAACGCCTAATCCTATGCCAACCCTCTCTTGGATCATCGAACGCCTGCTGGTCAAGCCGACCGACGGCACCAAAACCGATGTCGTCATCACCGCCGACTGGCGTTGTAATGGCACCGAAACTGTCGGCACCGGCGAAGACGCAAAAACCTACAGCGGCACCTGCTACGGTAGCTGCTCGTTCGCCCCGCCAAGCGGCTCGTTCACGCCCTACGAAGACTTGACCCAGCAGCAGGTTCTCGACTGGTGCTTCGCCAACGGCGTGGACAAGTCGGCCATCGAGACGAACGTCAACCAGCAGATTGCCAACCAAATCAACCCGCCGGTCATCGCGCCGCCGCTGCCGTGGTTGCCGCCAGCCGTTCCTTCCGCCAAGGTTGCTGCGCCATGATTCAACTTGAACTCACGCTCCAGCAGGCCCAGCAACTTGCCCAGCTTGTCGAAATCGCGATGAAGG